TCGAAGGGCTGACTCACACATCGGACAAGGTTTTGACATTTTGAAGTCTCCTTTTTTACCAATGCGAGCCACATAAACATCTGCTCCTTCGGTTTTATTTCGACCCACACCTAGTATACTACCTAGTTCTGCGTGAACCGTAGAGTGCCCAGGTTGTATATCACATTTGCGAAATCGTTTCCCAAAAGAGCAAAAGTTGCTTTTATTCTCGGATACATTAATCACAGACGATCCGCGCGCCAGGACTGCCCCGTGCCTGGGTCCGTCAAAAGTTGACTGGTGGGCAACCCGGCGCGCCAATTCCAAATGGCGCTTAATGCGGCCCTTGTATTTATGGAATTTTTGGGCATCAGTAGAATACCGGTACTCAGCGCCTAGCTCAGACAAAAAAGCCTCCCAACATTTATATTATACAAAATCTGGGAGGCTTTGTCAAGTAGTTTTTTTAACGACGATGGCGACGATGGCGATGTGCCGGGTGAGGCGGTGGGTTGTGGGCGCCCTTTGTGAATCTAATATAAAGATGAGGGTGCTTTTTCAACATATTGGGATGAACAACGCTAACTTCCCAGTGTGCTGGTGTCCAGCGGCCACGTTTCCAGTGACCCCCGATCCATACCCAGGCTTTAACACTATGTGTATGAGCGCCGGCCTTAGCAGGTGGTGGGGCATGTCTGTGTTGTGGTGTACTACACCCAATCAAAAGTGCGCTAGCGAGCGCAATCATTAATGTTCTCATTATGTTCTCCTATTTAGTGAGAGGGACTGTTAAATCTTCAGGATCGGCATAAAAATCTTGTGCATCACCTTCACGACGATCAAACTTCTGAACAATCTCCTCTTCCATTAGACGAACGACATTAGCTTTAAAGTCATCGTCACTCGTAATTAAATTATTCCACTTGGAAGGTTGGAACTTTTTGGTATACCCATCGGGCATCGTCAAAGTATACCATGCTCCTGCACTCGTTAAACAACTAGACCCCTTAATGGCGTCAAACCAACTTTCTTCATCGCGAATTCCCACATCATTGGTACCCCACATAATACGGAATGCACAAGATCGGCCCTGTGTTCCAAAACGCGACTTTTCAAGCCGAACCTTAACCTCAGAGCCAATACGAAACCCCTTTTCATCCTCAATGAATGAAGCCTTCGCTTTGCGCCCTGTAAGCCAAATACGCAAGGAATACGCATAATGCATAGCCTTACCACCAGGAGTGATATAAGGCGTAGTCATCGCGATAATACGTGCGTTTGGCCCGTGGGGGATATTGGTCTTTAACTGATTAAGAACCAAGAAGGTTGCCCTCTTATCAGCAATAGGAATAACCAACTTGGACATTCCCTTAGCGAGGATCCTTGCCTTCATCGCCATCGATGATTGTGGGTTAAAATCACCCTCTACATCAGACACCGATGGAGTGAATGCCAAAGAGTCCCAAATAAACAGCATTTGCTCGTCAGTGGCCCCCAGAAGCTCCTCAATCGTTTCTAACACAAACTCGACCGAGGATGCCTGGACATACATAAGACGCTCCAGCTCGCATCCCGCGCGCTCTATGAAGGAAGGATCAATAGCTGACTCTGAATCAAAGTAAACCACCATCATTCCCATCTTTTGGGCGTTAGCTGCGATTTGGACGGCCATATAAGACTTTCCAGTTGATTCTAAGCCAGCAATTTCTGTAACTTTACCTACAGGAATTCCTGAAACCTTTCCTTTACTAATAATACTATCCAGCCAGCGCGAGCCGGTAGGAATCCATTCTTTGACCTCTGTCGGGTTTTCGCCCGTAAGGTCATGTGCAACTTTTACACCGGCCTTTTTATTAACCAGGCTCATCAAGTCTTGCATTGAAACCTTTCCAGGTTTGGTTTTGGTTTTTCTAGCCATGTGCTCTCCTATATAAAAAAGTGGCAGACATTTCACCGGTCTGCCAGCGGCTTGCTATATCATCCATCAATCAGATTGTCAAGGAGGCCCAGCTTCAGCTTTGCCTGCTTATATTTTGATGTTGTTCCGCCCGGCATCGTAATTTTGCGAAAGTCTTTTAGTATACCTCGCGCAATGCACAGGGCATGACGGTTAACAACGGCACCTCCAGAGTTCTTGTAATCCATGGCTACATCACGCTGCGTATATATGGACAACGTAATAAACCACGTCCTAAAATCATCGGCGATTTGAGAACGCTGACTTCGCAAGGGCGCGCAAAGCTTATATAGAATAGCTAACGCCTCCATAAGCTCGGCCTTAAGCTCTTCGTCCTCCGGCCACGCCAACTTCATGAGACTGGTAGCTGCTATGGCGTTGTCTAAGCCATGCTTGACAGTTCTCTTGAATGCACCAATTTTTACTCGCGGGCCGTCAGGGAGTCCCACAATTCCACCGGGGTCGGACGAGCCATGAACACACACACCACACCCTATTAGGTCTCGCATCGTGTTTAAAGCAGCGGGCAAGAAAGCCTTCACATCATGCACAAAGACCTCCTCTTTTGTGGCGTTCTTGCGGTTATACAAGTTAATTTTAGTAAAGAGATTATGATACTCTTGCATATCTTTAACTTGGAAAACGTTTGCTCGAATGTGAGTTCTGTCGGGGAAAGTCAACATGAACATATGTCGCCTGTGATCTCCGTCCAGTAGTTTCATTTCAATCCCGGAATCTTCTGGAAACTCGGCTACCGAAATGGGTACATACAGGTTCCAGTTCCAGCCATCTTTAAGATACTTTGAAATAACTTTTCCATCCGTATCTCGATTTATGTCACCGTGGATATTAACGGGCACCGAACGCTCTGTCGCTTCGACGCCGTGAATCTTTACTGGTTCCGATTTTGTGGTTGTTTTCCCTTTTATTTTAATAGACATATTATACTCCTTATTTTGTTTATTTATGTCAAGTTGTAGTTTCGAAGCCATATTTGGACCTACTCTAGGCACTACCCACCTATCATTAAAATTTCTCTCGCCTTTTTAGCGCTATGTGTTCCATCTTCATTCTTCTTTCTACGACCAGCAGTATACGTCACATCAAAATAAATAAGACGATTATTTCCCTGCCGAGATTCGAAGAAACCATCTCCCACATCTCTATTTGACATCATAGCATACGCTCCTGCAGAAGTCAAGTCGTTTAAAAATTTAATCACGCGGTTCTGCATTTCGTCATCAAAATCAACACCATATTGTGTAAAAGAGCCGCGATACGGAGGATCCAGAAAAACATAGGCTCCAGATTCAACTTTGTCAAGTGTCTGGGCGAAGTCTCCTGTCATCAGAGTGCAGCCTTGCAAGGCGGCATGCCACTCCATAACATTATCCTTGTCATAGACTTCATCTTTCTGGTTCAGAAGACCAGATGGCGTACCAAAGCGGCCATTCGTGTTTTTATTGACTTGCCAGATGCCGTTAAACCCTGTCTTCATCAAGAAATATAGTGATGCGGCCTCCTCTGTCCGCGTCCACTTATCATGTTCAAAAGCGTGTTCTTGGCGAAGTTTGAAATAGAAATATCTTCGACAAGGAAAGAGATTATAAAGTTTAGCCCAGTCTTTTTCTAGTTCCTTTTCAAGAGTTTTTCTTTTAGTCTTATCTGGCTCTTCTTTGATTAGCGGTAAGTATTCCGATGATAGCTCGTCCATTCTTGCGGTAAAGACATGTATATCGTCTCTAATAGCCTCATAGATAGCCATGATAGATTCGTTGTAATCGTTCAGAATGAAGGTAGCATCTGGATTCTTATTATAAGCCCAGACAAACATTGCGCCGGCACCAACAAAGGGCTCGACGTACACGTCAAACGACTCAGGGAGAACTTCTTTCGCCTTGTACTTCTTAATAAGGCGCGTTTTGCCGCCTGCCCACATAAACAACGGCTTCATAGGATTTCCATTATTTGTGTAGCTACATCCTCAATATTGGTAAAGTTTTCGTCCATAATCGCGTAGGGGACGCCTTCAAACATCACATGAACCTTTTCACGGTACATCTTGGGATGCACAGTGGTCTTTATAATTTTGCCGGAGTTCTTCTGCTGCCTTTCAATGATAAACGAGCCCTGTTGTCCGTCGCGACCATTAAAGATATCCCCAAAAAATATTATAATGAAAGGGTTGGGTGGAGTATCATGCAGTTCTTTAACCCTTCGATTAATACCTCTGGAAAGATACTTAGCTGCTCTTTCCTCTGTGGCGTTGCCTCCTCGATTCCCCGTTTTCATCTCGACAAAAAGACATTTCCCAGTTTCATGGTTAATGATCTGGGCATCTGGCTCTATCCCCTTGCCGTTGCTGAAAATCGGGATCTTTGGGGGTTTGAGGATAATCTCATAATGATCAGAAAGAACCTCTGCGAGTCTCTCGACAAACTGGTTTTCACCATAGTCTCCCGTAATACGCGCGCCCATCTGCCAATTATCTCTATTTGATAGTGCTTCTGCACCCATTGTTCCCTCCAAGGTGTAAAAAGTGGCAGACTATTTAATCCCGGTCTGCTATCGGTGGTCCACGAACCTATTTATCTAGGATCAAGACATCAGTTCATCAAACGCTTTATCAACATCATTCGTCGGTTGTGCGGAGTACTTGACTGTCTCGGACGAACGACTTTCTGCAGAACCATTGCCGGAAAGTTGTTCATCTAGAATAGCGCCGACTTGCTCGGGGGACAAGCGTTCGAATAGGGAATCGAACTCAGGTATGCGGTCCAGGAGGGCAGGGATGGATTCCGCATCTTCGAGCAGGGGGGATGTGTTTCGACGCATTTTTAGGCTCGTTTGTGGATATGCACCAGGCTTATTGGGCTTGGTGTATGTCAAAGTAATATCTGTTCCCTCATGAGAGTCCGTAATATCACCGTACTCGGGATCAAGAATATAGCCCAAAAGAAGTTCATAAGCCTTCTTTCCGTAACCATAAACCTTGACACCCTCGTCTTCTCGACCGCGGAGAACCACGGGGGAGAAATATCGTTGTCGAACGAAGAGAGACTTAGCAAGGTTCTTGCTGTCTTCGTCGTTGTTAGATGTGCCTTCGCGCCACAGCGCAGAGGCAAATTCACAGATGGGACATGCTTCGCCGAAGTTACGCTTCGGACAAAGAACACCGCCTCGATGATCGCCCACATTATAGTGGAAAGACATCTCTTTAAGGGGATCCCCGTCATTTGTTGGAACAATACGAATATCCGTATCACCCTCATCCGGCTTAAACCAGACTGACTGGGTTTTATCTCCATTTCCTTCTCCACGAAGGGATGCTAGCTTGCGCCGCATCAGTTCCATATCAATACTCATTTCTTTTTCTCCTTGTTTGTGTTAAAGAATACCAAGCGTCCCTTGATATCTGAGTCTATCACGTTTGATGTAGCATATCAAACGTATTCTTGTACTACGTTAGTAAGGGCAACGCAGAACCCAAAATCATCATATTCAGTCTCGTAAATTGCATACGAGATCTTACGGAAAGCATTCCTTGGTTTTTGCTTAAGCAAATCAACCAGTTTCTTGTGAAGCTCCCCGTCATTCTCCAACTTTTCCCTGTTTATACACATATAATAACATACGTCGCGATCCATGTCAAGCTCAAAAAGCCACTTTTCTTCTAAAGTTTTCATATTGAGCAAACCGATGGTTCTAATACGGCAAACGTCGAGTGGTTTTGATACCATTCCGATTTCTGGCTCATTATGTTCAAAGAAATTTAAATAGTGAATGGTTGAAAATATCGAATCATTAAGAGTATCATAATATTTCTTAATAGGAACATTTCCTAAATGATTTTCTAAAAGTTCATTACTGACAACAGTAAGAGATTTTAGAAGGCCAGATCGCGCATATTGCTGTAATACACTAAAAACCACCCTATCCATTAGTTTTGGTATTCCTGTTAGAAGCTCTGAATCAGGCTTAACATAAAAAACTTCAATTTGCTTGTTTTTAAGTTGCTGCAGCACACCAAGGGAATAGTTAGAACTCATAGACGAACCTACGATGAAAACTTGTACTCTATCGGTGATTTCGGCAAAAAACTTTTTTAAGTTTGGAATCTTTTTTTCATATTCTTCGGGCGTATCAAAAACTTGTAATTTGCGTTTATATTTGCTGTGTCTTTCAATTTTACTGTTAAGCAGATAGACTTTATAATTTTTAATCGATTTAAACCTTTCTGCTATGCTGGAGGCTGCATTACCGAGACCAATAATCGAAATCATAGACTCAACTCACTCAATTCAAAGTAGTTCTTGCCGGCCTTCATGGTACTCAAATAACCATCTTCAAAAACAGCCTTAATCTCCATGATAATATCCCTATCCTCATTATCAAAGTCTATCACAATTTCATCATGAAGTATATGCGAAATATAAGATTTTCTATCTTCAAGCATTTTATCTATTATAACAGCCTTTGATAGAACTCGATCTGCTGTTGTGCTTTGGATAATATAGTTAAGGGCTTTAAAGTCATCAACCTCTATTTGACGATTATACGGAGTTATAATATAATCACCATTGTACCACTTGTCAAGTACGCTATCTTTATCGTAAATCTCGCTTAAAACTGCGTCTTCTCGGGAGTTATATAGCCACCCAAAGAATTCAACCTTTGCCTCATCCCTCGTCAGCGTATTTGCAAACACATTTCTTACATTCCAATCATGAATATCATAATCTGGTTGTTCGTGTCCAGCTAGTTCTAAGAAGGTGCGAACTTCGGCGCCATTATAGTCAAGTGCCACAAAAAGGTCGTTATTCGGCTTCAGAAGCTTTCGGAACTCTTTCTTGAGGGTAAGTACCGGGAAAGAGCCAGGATTCGTTGTGAGGCGTCCTGTGATCGTTCCAAAGAGGTTGTAGTCAATATACTTAAAGTTCTTGGCCAATTCTTGTGCTTTGTGGCGCTCTAGAGTGGAAAGCATCAAATGGCGACATTCGGAAGTGTTCAGATTCAACTTTTTATAGCGTATCTTATATAACAGTTTTTCAACATCGCACAAATGTTGATAATTTGACGGTTTTGGCCGCGTTTCAAGAACATGTTCTGTGATGCGGTTTTTAACCTCGCAAAAACGCTTTAAGAAATCATGAGGAACCAAGTCAAAAATACAATGATCATTTAAGTTGACTTTTGCGATTTTGAAAGTTTTTATATATGCTCGAAGTTTTCTTTCGGTGAGCGCCAACTCTTCAGCATAATCCTGCGGACACACATGCTTAAGTTCACTTCCTAAAGCATATATCCACCCATATTCAACCGCGTCATCTATAATCGAACCGGTGTAACGCCACGTTCTGGTAAGATCGTCGGGGAAATCCTCAAAATGCAATTTACCATCGGTGTATACACCTATGCATTCAGATTTATCATCAATAGCCTGAAAAAGCATTGCTCCCTCTTGTGCCCTCTTCTTGATCGAATTCGTCTGCCTTGATTAAATCCAATCTCTTCTTAATATAACTCAGAGAACCGTTATAGTCAAACGTTTTATTTATAATTCTTTCAAAAATCTGTAAAGCGCGGCGGTGACCATCGCTTTGTCTGAGTTCCTCACAATCATCCATAAGCAGTAATTTTTGATTTTCGGGGAGCGGTACCTCTTCCTCATATCATCTAATCTTAAAATATAATTTCATAAAATATGCATCAGAATATTGTTTACTTAAGGATTCTAA